TACAAGTACGATCTAAAAGTTGGAGAGGAGTTGGTGACGATATTTAATTGGACTGCTGACTTAACCCAAGATGGAAGCTATGTTAATATCACGGTCACTCATTCGTTTGTAGTTGGTGACAGGGTTGTTGTCGATGGCGGTATTGACAACCCTAACTTGTCAGGACTTTACACGGTTACAGATATAAACGGTACTACTGATTTCACAATAAACGCTTTATGGACTCAGGTAGACGATGCGACAGGCGATGGCTCTGTGAGATACTCAGACAATCGTAAGACTATTACAAGAGATTTAGCAACAGCGAACAATCAATACGTTTATAATGCAGCGTTCAGGCATTTAGATTGGATTGGGTACTCTGAAGCACCATACATTCTAACGAGTTCAACTGATAAGTTCATTACGTCAATACCAACGACTAACTTCTATATCACACCAACGCAAGAGTTGTATTTCAACCTATGCACTAACTCAGTTACAACGGGTCGAATCTACTTTGAGAATGATTTAGGTGATAAGGGTTACTATGTAGCTAACGCATCTGGTTTCGTATTTCAAGCTAACGTTGGAAGCACGGCAGTACCTTCTACGGTTACCAATGGAACGCTACCGATAATTAAAGACACGGCAACTTATTACGATGTTTGGTACACAAACTCATCCAATACTCAGTTGTCCGCTAAATATAGAATCTATTTATATCACCGTTGCACAATCGAGGACTATCAAATTCTATTCGTTGATAGGTTAGGTTCAATCGGTTCGTTTGCTTTTCAACTTAGAGCATACGAGAACGGAACGATACAACGAGATACATACAATCAAGATATACAAGGTTCAGTTACTTCAACTATTTGGGGTTATACCTCAACTGAGTTCGGACAAAAGACATTCACTGTATCGGCTGAAAGGTCATTGCAGTTGAATACTAATTGGATGACCGAAGAAATGGCTGAATACTTCGAGGAGTTGCTGACATCGCCTTTAACAATCTTAAAGAATGGCTCAACGTATCAACCCGTTATCGTTACTGATTCATCTTACGAGATTGAGAAGCAACGCAATAAGAAGCTGATAAAGAAAACTATCGTAGTTAAGTACGCAAATCAAGATATTGTCAATGGTTAGGATACAACTCGAAACGGGATACCTCGATGTCAAGGAGAGTTCAATCTTTCCTATCAATTATGGCGTTGCTGATATTCGGGATATATCGAAGCGGTCAGGCACATTCTCCAAGACTATAACGTTAGCTGGTACGTCAAACAACCATGCTTTACTGAATCACTACTACGATGTAAATATCGTGGCGGGAACGTTCAATATCAACACGCTCACACCGTGCCAAGTCATTCAGAACGGCATCCCTATTGGTGAGGATTTCTATATTCAATTAATATCTGTTAACAAGGTTCAGGTAACGAACTCACACGAAGAGGAGGTTGAGTATTCGGTATTGATTAAAGACCAACAAGCGGACTTCTTTACTAAGATAGACAACGCCCTTCTTGAGCAGTTAGACTTTACAGATTTAAATCACACTTACAATTCGACGAATGTAATAGCATCGTTTAACAATACTGTTGCTGATGGCTACGTTTACCCAATGGCGTATTCACCTGACAATAATTATCAGTTAATCGAATTTAAACCGGCTATCTATGCAAAACTTTACTGGGATAGAATCCACGCAGAAGCGGGTTATACTTACGAATGGACTTCGTTAAGTGATTGTCTATTCGATAAAGCTATCATTCCATTCAATGGTGACGTTATTCAGTTCGATTTCTCCGAATACCTTGTTAACGCCACGTTGGTAGATACATACTCAACTACGGGACAAACTGCGGGAGTTTCATCTGACGAACTTACAAACGACTTAACATCGTGGACTGAGGTAGTGGATGCTCAGAGTTTGTTCAATCCAAGTACAGGAGAATATGACACGCCTTTCTATGTAAATGCGGGTCAGGTCATAAACTACCAAATAAATGTTCAGTATGACTTCAACCTAAACAACTCAACGGGGTCTACCGTGTACCTTGTTGACATGGTTGGTCTACCATCTACACAAAGATATCAATACCGTGTTATCTTCCAAGTGTACAAGAACGGATCGACGCTGTTAGTGTCTCAACCGTTCGATGTATTCGGAGCTAACGTATTCACTAAGAATGAAGGTTCACTTGCTTCAGGAACTACAACACTCGGTTCGTTTAGTGGCGTTTTAAACTTACCATGTAGTAACTTACTACCGAGTGACATTTTAACTGTTAAGATTCAAACGGAAGTAACATCAAACGGTAACGTAAGATGGAAGGATACAAACTCGTCAGGAGGTAGTGATGTATTGGTTGATTATGAAATTGACATCACGGCTTTAGACCTTCGTATCACGCCATCGAGTGATATCTTAGAGTTTGGTGCAACGGTTCAGTTAAATGATTTCATCCCTAAACAAATAAAACAGAAAGACTTCATTAAGTCAATCTGTAATATGTACAACCTTTACGTTGAGCCTGACGCAACGAACCCTAATAAGCTAATCTATCAGCATAGAGATGACTTCTACGATAGCGGTGCGACTAAGGATTGGACGCTTAAACTTGCCAAAGACAAACAGCAAGTATTGCAATTCTTGCCTGAGTTATCAGCTAAGAAGATGCAGTTAAGTTACAAGGATGACAAGGACGAACCTAACACGCTATACAAGGACTCAACAAATGAAACTTACGGACAGTTAGAGTTTACGTTTGATAACGAATACGTCAGAGGAATAGACCGCAAAGAGTTGATATTCTCACCCACTCCAATGGGGGTTACTTCGTTCGGTTCTGTCGTTCCTTTGTTTAATGGTATAGCACCAAAGACGAATATCAGAATACTACTGCACAACGGTACTACTACTTCAGGTCAATATAACATATACGACTACCTATCTACGGGAACATTCAACCAAACAACCGTACCGTTAATCAGCCATTTCGATGACCACTACAACCCTACGTTTGACATCAACTTTGGTATATGCGATTACTATTTTTACGATGGAATTAATGTAACGAATAACAATCTTTATAACTTGTATTGGAGACGTACTATCGGACAGATAAACGATGGTAAGATGCTAACTGCCTACTTCGATTTGAAGGAAATGGATATTCAGTCTTTAAGGTTAAACGACAAGATTCGTATTGATAACTCGTGGTGGCATATTAACCGAGTGATTGACTATGATGCTAACTCAAACAGCTTAACTAATGTCGAGTTGATGAGTGTGGATAGTGAGATTGACTTGCCACCGTTTAGAACACGTGTACCGGTACTTAACCCACTTGGAACGATTAGACCCGTTAAAGAGATTGTGAGAGATATTTACTCGCTTGTGAATGTTAACCTTTCTCCTGAGTCGACAGCCGTAACGGGATTTGGGAATGTTGTAGTTGAGGGTGTTCGTGGTAGGTTAGATGGTCAGTACAAGACAATGATTGAATCTTCTACTATATCTGATAAGACAGTTAAGTATCAGCGTAATGTTAAGTACACAAATGCAGACTACCAAGCGTTAGATCGTGACGATGTTATATTGGTAGATGGTGCGCATACGGTTACACTTCCGAGTATTAAGGTAGTGAATGGAGTGTATGAAAACGGAATTGTTATAACTTTGACAAATATAAACGGAAGTAACGCTACAATAGATGGCTCTGGCGGTGAAAGGATAGATGGCTCATTGACAAAGACGCTACACGCTCACACGGCTGTAACATTGATTAGCGCAGAAGGTAACTGGTTCACAATAGGGTAATATGGCAAAGACATTCAAGATTAAATATAAAACAAGGCTTAAGCTACAAAAAGCAATTCAGCAAATCATTAGACAAGAAGGATTGATTCAGGAGTACACGCTACTTAATTCAGTTCGTATCTCATCGGCTACGGGTGACCTTAATAAGTTATACCTTACAATCAATGCGGTGTATTACTATATGTTCTTGGATGGTGGTGCAGACCTTTGGAATGGCGGCAAGATTGCACCGTTTAAGATTACGCAAAGGGCGTTAAACTCACCACTTGGGAAGGAGTTCCAACAAGACTGTGTGGATGAGTACGTTAAATGGATGACTGATAACTATCCTATATTAGACGTTGGACGTATTGCAGTTGACAAGCTAAAGATTGAGATTCAATACAATCTATTCGGTGACGAGTCAGGAGTTTGGAACGGAATATTTGACTACGACCCGAGATACGCTTAGGACTTCGTTTCGTACTTCATAGCTAAGAAGTTAAACACAAAGACAAGAGGTAGGTCTGTAATATGGTCTACCTTTGTTATATCCTCACCACTCAACGAATAGAGTAACATCTCCCACGACCACTTAGATTCTATCTTCTCAGCTTTCTTGTCCTCTTCATCCATTTCATCCTCGCCTTCGATATCCGGATTAAAGATAAACGAATAACGCTCAATGAACTCCTCTCTGAATTTTAGATAGAGTTGAATGATTCCGTATACATCTGTAATGGATACTTCATTGAATAGATGCGACCTGTCTTGTGGTAGGTACTTATAAGGTTCGTAAATTACATTCCCCCATTCGTCGGTCTTGGTATGTCTGTAAAGTATAGCACAAATCAACGGAAGGTTATTGATGTAGTCATCAGAGAAGTAATGCTCAAGGTCAATGAACTCCCCAAGTGTTAGGTACGTGAACGGTCTGAATGTTAAGTTACCCAACTTGGCGGAATATCCGCGAGGTTCGTTCTTTACCCACTTCAGCGAGTCTAATATCTCAATCAGTTCATTCGGAGTGATGTCAATCTCGTCAGCATCCTCATCGGTTAGGATAGCTAAAGATTCCAACTGATACAAAAAAAGAGAGCCTAAACTCTCCTCTTGTAGATTGTGTAACTCAATAAACTGATCAACCTTGATTTGCTTCCAACTCGTCGGTATGTTCATTTGCTATCTGTTGTGCCGTTTTACTTAATTGCTTCAATACTTCCACGATGTAAGGCATTGCGAGTGATGCTTTCTGCTGTTTAAAGAACTTTGCTTTCAGCTTCAAATGTGCTGGTGCGTAGTGTTCAGTCCTTGACAAGTCCGAACGCTTGAATAGAACAGCTAACATTTCAGAACTGAAATTGTCAACGTTTGCTCTCCACGCCTTCTCGATTAACCCTAAGTCCTTTACTCCGATTACTTCTGGTGCTTCGTAGATGAAACCATCCACTTCGATTGTGGTAACCTTCTCAGTAGGCACGGTTGAGGATTCAAAGTCCTTAATGTGTTCTTTAAATTGCTCGAATGTCATATCGTCGAAGTGCGTCTCAGGCACTCCTAAGTAACTAAACTTCTCAATGTACTTTTCGATGTTATCCAAGTCCTCACGTCTTGTGATGTGGTTCAGTTTATCTAACTGCTCAACCGTTAACTCGTCGGCTGTGTTTGGAATTTCGTATTCGTCTATTTTAATCATTGCTTAGAATTTAGTCAAAGATAAAAATAATTGTTTAAAAATTCCCCAAAATGAATATTAAATACTTTTTAAGTATATGGAGGATTTACCGACGTACAAAATTACTATCGACGAAGAGTACAATGATGGGGTTGAACCGTTAGGGTTAGACGCTATTGCGTTCACTTCTCAACCCGCTGTGATGGTTAAAGGTGTTGCTTTTAAGTCTCACGTTAAAATGGCATTTGCAGACGAGAAGAAATACCGTATTACTGCACCCGCTATGATTCCAATGGAGATTTATAGACGAGATAACGATGGGTCAGAGTATTACGTCGAGTTTACAGAGGATGAGATAGATACAATCTTCAAGGATTTCATGTCAGGTCTTAACAACAAAGACCTATTCAACCTTGAACACGAAGGGGAGAAGATAGTACCCGCTTATATTCTCGAAGCGTGGATTGTAAACGACCCTAAAAAAGATAAAGCATTCAGCACGTTTGGTATTGATGTACCAAAAGGGACGCTTATGATGACCGCACAAGTGACCGATACAGACTACTATAACAAGTTAGTCGCTGATGGTGCTATCGGGTTCTCAATCGAGGGATACTTAGGTCTTAAATTAAGTAATCAAATAAATCAGAATAGTATGCCAGAATTGGAAGAAGGCAAGAAGTACATTGTAAAAGATGGTCAGCTTGTCGAAGTAACTGAGGAAGTAGCTATGGCTGAAGAGGTCGTTGAAGAGACCGAAGTAACAGAAGAGGAAAAAACAGAAGAGGTCGAAATGGCTGAAGAGACTGTTGAAGAAGAGAAGGAAGTAGAAGTTGAAATGGCGGTTGATCCAGCTGCTGATGCTGAAGCTATCCTTGCTATCGTGAATCCTGTTATTGAGGAAAGAGTTAACGAACTGCTTCAAGTTATTGCTGAACTCAAGAATGAATTAACTGAATCAACGGATGATGAGCCTGTTGAGGAAGTTGAAATGAAACTTTCCGCTCATCAACGTTTTTCTAACACAGTAAATTTTCTTAAACAAAATGGCTAAAAAGTACAAATTCGATTTGACAGTAGAGTCTAATGCTCTACTTCAAGCAAACCCAACCGAGTTCTACGCTCGTTTGTATGGAATGGAAAACGCAGCGGGTTCTTACCGTGTGCTTCCGGGTATTAAAAACAAAACAAAGATTGCTAACGTAGTATTCGATCAGTTGATTCAAGCTGCTGATTGTGACTTCGCACCGACTGATTCAACGGTTGATGCTATCGACATCGACGTATGTCCGTTGTCTGTTCAGACTTCTGTTTGTCAGTACCAACTTGAGCAGTCTTGGTTGGCTGACCAAATGGCTAAGGGTTCAAACTCTGATTTCACAGTAGCGTCTTTCATGACTTACTTCTGGGCGCAAATGTCATCTAAGGCTCACGAAGAACTCGCTAAAATCATGTGGCAAGGTGACACAGATGCAGAGGATACAATCTTAGAGAAATGTGATGGATGGTTGAAAAGACTTTGTGGTCTTGATGTAATCCGTGTTGCTCAAGATACTGTTACTGCTTCTAACGTAATCGACGAAATGGGCGCTGTACTTGGTGCTGCTACTTCTGAAATGTTGGT